TTACATTAGATGATAAATACATAGATGGAAGCTTCGATTTTGAATCAATTAAGGATTTATATGAGAGAATTAAAGCTGATCCAAACATGTTAAATAGTGAAAGAGAAACTTTATTATCTGAGGAAATTTAATTAACTTTATAGTGTAAATCAATTATATATGAAAGAAAAAGAAGTAAAAGAGGAGAAATTAGAACTCCCTAATGAGATAACAGAACCTATTATTTCAAATCCGAGAGATTTGGCTTTAGTGTCAATTCCTAAGATGGGAAAAGGTACTATTTTAGGAAATTTCACAAAAAAGTACAATGCTATGATCCTTGATCTGGAAAAGGGAGGATATGACTATATTCCAGCAAGAAAACTCTCCACATATACAACTCAGGAATCAGATAGATATGATAGTTTTCAAAATTATGTAAAGTATAGAAATCTATTATTGGAAAATAGAAATAAGTATGATTATCTAATTGTAGATGGGATGACAGATTTAGATGATTTGTCAGAAATTGGAGGAACTATGGCCTACATGAACAGTATTATAGGTAAGAAGTTCAATCGAAGAGGAAATACAGCAGATGGAGAAAAACTCACGCATATTGATCCTGAATGGAAATCTGTACTTTCTCTTCCCGATGGTAACGGTTATCAATATACGAGAACATGGTTTATGCAACAAATTGAAATGTTTAGGCAAATTAGTCCATATAGAATTTATACTGCTCATATTGCTGATAAGTATATAAAGGATAATGGAAAAGAAGAATTTGTAGGATCTGAAATATTTCTAACCGGAAAATTGAAAAACATCTTTGCGTCTAAGGTAACTGCATTAGGAAAATTAATTGCAGATGGACATGAAAGATATATCAATTTTGATGTGCTCAATGATAGTATAATTGCTGGAAGCAGAGCTCCTTATTTAAAAGGTAAGATTCTTATCTCTAAAATGGGTAAAGATGATAATTTAGAAACTTATTGGGAAAATATTTACAAATAAAGCAAATTAATAACTAAAAACAAAAGATTATGGAAGCAGAAAAAAGAATCATTGAAATCAATGGAATCAAAATGGAAATTGATCTTCGCAATGCAATTGTAATTGATAACTATAAAGTAGGGGATCCTATAAAAGTTCTTGTAAAGGAGTATAGTGATAATTTTAAATCCTATGTAGGAACTATAATAGGCTTTGATAACTTCGAGAAGACACCTACAGTTGTTATTGCATATCTGAAAAATGAGTATTCAGAATGTACAATCAATTTCATTTATTTTAATGAAAAAACCAAAGATGTTGAGATAACTAAAATCAATGATTGGGATATTCCTTATAAAAGGAGTGATATCATCAACAAATTCAATACAGAAATTGAGAAAAAGAAAATAGAAATAGCTGATATTAAGAAAAAGCAGACAATTTTTGAAAATCTCTTTGGTAAGTATTTTGATAATTTTATTGCAGAAAAGGATTAACTAACTAAAAACAAAAGATTATGGCAATTAGTGGAAATAAAAGAGAACAGAAAGATTTTACTAAATTCGTGGGCCTGCTAGAGGGCGAAGTAATTTGTGTAAATCCTTCCCTTGAAGAATACAAAGAGATTCTTAACATTGATTTAAAGGAAGATAGCAAAGCTGCTGAATATATTGGAGAATCTAAAGATGGAAACATCTATTTAAGGCTTAATTTCTGGCTTAAGAATGTGAAAAATGGAGAAATTTTCCAATCTCCTGTAAGTTTCTTCCTTGAAAATAAGCAGAGGCAGAATAAAGAGGAAACAAAATTACAATATGTTAATTCTGTTGGAAGCACCTCTTGGGCTGATGATCCCAATAATCTTCCTGATTGGTTTTCAGAAAAGGATCATCGTGTAGCTTATGTAGGAGAAGAAGAAATGTATGACTTCTTAAGGACATGGCTTGGAAAGCTGGATTATCGTCAGGCTGAAACAATTCTTCAGATTGAGTGGAAGAAACTCATGAAAGGAAATGTTAAGGATATTAAGGATCAAATTGGTGGAGAGTTTGCTTGCAATGTTGGTGTTCTTGCTACAGTGGTTACTCGTGAGAATAAAGAGGGTGAGATAAAAGAGTATCAGGGAATTTACAATAAGGCATTCCTCCCCCCATATGCAATTAAGAACTTCAGGCTTGTTAATTATATGAATCCTGATGTTATTGCAAAGATTTCAGCTAAGAAACCTAAGGATCAGAAGGCTCATGAGAAATTTGTTCTCAAAGTTTTGGGCGAGTATGGTTGCAAGGATGCACTGATACTCAGGGACTTAGAGGAATATGATCCCAGTAAATTCATTCAGGCTAGTGACAAGGTGATTGACGAAACAAATCCATCTTATTAGAAGTATAATTATTGTAGAGCTCCTATCAGGAATAAATGGTAGGAGCTCTTTTATCTTCATTAATTCATTCCATATGAAAAGTAAAGAAATTATTAAAGGGAATCTATTGATCGCTGAATTCATGGATAGAATTTATACTTCGTATAATAACAATTGGAGCGAACTTATGTATGTATTAGAGAAGATTGAAAAACTTGGAAATTATACAAAAATTGAAACTCCAATTAATAGATCAGTTCTTCGTACAACATATGTTGATATTGATGGAGATGAAGAATTTCGTAGTTCATCAAAATCTAAAATTGAAGCTGTATGGCTCTCCGTAGTTGAATTTATCAAATGGTATAACAAACAAACTCATGATCAAAGGAAAAGTTCGGATTGACTTAACAGCAGAGAATATCTTGAAGATTGTGTCAAGCTATGATATATTTCATTATTATATGGGGAGTAATAAATGGAAAATCAATGAAGCTACCAACTCTCCCCTCCACCCAGATGCAAATCCCAGCTTTTTGATTGGAAATAAGAATGGATATCTGACATTTATTGACTTTTCAATGAATGTAGGAGGGGATTGTTTTGCTTTTGTGATGGCTCTCTATGGATGTGCATATGATGATGCTTTGAGATTGGTAGACCATGACCTCGGATTAGGGATTTGTGATACTTCCAATATAGGAGAATATAAGAAGATTGTCTCCACCTATAAGCAACCTGAAGAGGATACTGAAAAGCACAGTGTGATGATTCAGGTGATTACCAGAAAATTCACAAAAAGTGAACTTCAGTATTGGGAAAAATATGGAATTACCAAAGAAGAGTTAATAGCAGAACATGTATATTCCATTGATAAGATATTTCTAAATCGTAAGAGATTTCCAGTAAAAAATGATGAACTAAGGTTTGGATATTTATATGAAGGAAGATATTGGAAACTATATTTCTTAGATAGAGGAAAGAAACATAAATGGCTATCTAATGTACCTCTGACTATATTGGATGGAAAAGAAGCAATAAAAGATTGCGATATAGCATTTATTACAAAGTCCAAGAAAGATAAAATCCTGTTAAAGAAGATTCATCCTTATGTAACAGCTACACAGAATGAGAGTATTGGCTGCTTTTCTCCAGAGAATGTGGAATATATCAAATCAAATTCAAAAAGACAAGTGATTTTATATGATTCTGATGATCCTGGAGTTCAATCTTGTCAACAGATAACAAAACTATTTAATTTTGAATATTGCAATCCTCCCAGAAAATATCTACCAGAAGTGAAGGATTTTAGTGATATGGCTATGAAATATTCATTAGAAGAGGTTGAAAGGTTTATTAAAGGTAAGTTGTTATTAAAATAATCCTAGTAATATGTTCATCTATAAGTTATTCCCTTTAAAGTCTCCTGATGAAATAGTCTATGTTGGACAGACTATAAAAACATTAAATCAGAGGTTAAGCTCTCATAAATCTGACACCAGAAATGTTTTTTAAAACTTAATAATTATGAACTATAATAAAATAATTTATGAAGGGTGGCGAATTCAAGATTTTATTGATGCTTTAGAGCCACAATTTAATCAAATCATGAGTGATCAATCTTGGCAAAAACCATTCACTTCTAAAGAGGAATTGAAGAAATGGTGTATGGAGAATCAACCTTATTATAAGAAGTATATTCCTGAAGTAGTTACATATTTTCAAAATCAAATAATATAATGGAAAAGACGAGTCTTTATTTCAAAGAAGGGGGATCAGATAAGGAATATCATGTAACCTTAGATGGAGAAACTGTCACCGTTCAATATGGCAGGAGAGGAAGTGCTCTTATAAGTCTTACAAAATGTGAGAATTGTTCTCCAGATAAGGCATTAAAGGTATATCAGAAACTTATTGCTGAGAAGAAGGCAAAAGGTTATCATGAAGGAGAAGCTGGTGTGGAATATTCTCCTTCCGTGAATCCTGAATATGTTGGATATCAACCACAACTTCTTAATGAAATTGATGAGGATATTCCTGATAAATGGATACAGGATGATAAATGGTTAATGCAGGAGAAAGAGGATGGTAGGAATATTGGTGTTATTCTCAAAGATAGAAAGGCTATTGCTGCTAACAGAAAAGGTCTTCAAATAGCTATTCCAGAGAAGATAATAAGAGATATGGAGGATAATTTTGTTAATGATATGACCTTCTGTGGTGAGCTCGTAGGTAATGTTTTTAAGATTTGGGACATTATTGATTTCAAGAAGATGTTGGAATGGTATCCTACTTATTCACATCGGCTTGAATTGCTTAATCTAATATTTGATGGCATAGTAACTCGTAAAGTTAATATTAAACTCACCAGAACGGCTACCACTATGGAAGAAAAGATAGCTTTATTTAATGAGATGCATGAGAAAAATGCTGAAGGTGTTGTCTTCAAAAGGAAAGACTCTCTCTATCATCCCGGAAGACCTAATAGTGGAGGAGATCAGTTAAAATTCAAATTTACAGCAACATGTTCTGTAATTGTAGGTGGGCAAAATGTAGGGAAAAGATCAGTTGAGATGCTACTTCTTGAAAAAAAGGGTAATACTACAGCAATAATAGGTGTAGGAAATGTTACTATATATCCAAATCAGGAGATTCCTAAGGAAGGCTCCATAATTGAAGTTCGTTATCTTTATGCTTTTAAAGGAGGAAGTCTATTTCAACCAGTATTCAAATGTTTGCGTGATGACGTATCTCCTGATGAATGTACAACATCACAACTTAAATATAAACGTGAATTGGAGGAGGAATAATGATATTAGGTAGACATCGAGAACTTATAGCAGAATATAATAAATTAAAGAAATTGCTTTCTGCAAATCTGGTAATAGATGAAGAACTGCGTAAAACTTTCCCACGAAGGATAAAAGTAGATATTAGTTATGAAGATAGTATTTATTCTTGGGATAAGGAAATAAAAGTGAAAGTTGATATTACTCCAGAAAATCATAGATTAAATGAGAAAGAACTCTTTATTCTATATGATTGGCTTTCTAAGTATGGAAGATGGGATGAGGAACTGAGCTATTCAGGAGAGATAACTCAGAAAGTGACTACTACGATTAAGAAGATTCTAGTAGAAATTACAGTTATTGGAAGAAATTCCAATTTCTGTAAAGTGGAAAGGAGTAACTTAAGAAAGGAAAGAAGTTATTCCTATAATCGTAAAGCAGATTATCAATTAGTATGTCAATAATTAACTATTAGATTTTAGATAGGAGGAATGATAATGACAGAGAAAGAAATAAAAGAAGGTAATAAATTAATTGCTAAGTTTACAGGATATCCTACCAGAAATGCACCTCATTTTAATGTATCATGGAATTGGTTGATACCTTCCTTGAGAAAATTCAAAGGAGAACTTTCAGGTATGTATAGAGAACAGAATGAATCATTATTCCATTTATGGAATTTAGTAATGAGGCATTATAAAGATTTCGACATAGAATATACATTTATAGGTTTTATAAATCTACTTGAATGGTATAATAAACAAGCAAAAAATGTAATAACGTAAAAACAAATAATATGAAACAGTGGGATAAATTGTTTAAGAAGACCTCTACAGGTGCTATTCAGACATGGAGAATTTCTGTTGTTGGCTTCTATGAATTTAGTGAAATCATCACTGAATTTGGTCAACTGAATGGTAAGATTCAAACCACTAAGGAAAGAGTGACTGAGGGAAAAAATGAGGGAAAATCAAATTCTACCAATCATTATGAACAAGCTATTCTTCAATCTGAAAGTGAGTGGAAAGGAAAGCTTAAGAAAGGGTATGTTGAAAGTATAGAAGCTGCTCAAAGCGGAGAAATACATGATATCATCGAGGGAGGAATCTTTCCCATGTTAGCTCATAAATACTCTGAACAAGGACACAAGATTAAATTTCCAGCTATTGCACAACCTAAATTTGATGGGCACAGATGTATTGCTCAATGTGATATCAATAGAGATATTACATTATGGAGCAGAACACGTAAACCAATTACAGGACTTCCTCATATTATTAAGGATCTTAGGAACATAATGATACCTGATTCATACTTAGATGGAGAACTCTATAATCATAAATATCATGATGAATTTGAAAAACTCTCTCATTTTATTCGTCAGGAACATCCTACTCCCGGATATGAAATAGTACAATATCATGTGTACGATCTTCCCCATAAAGAATATATCAATCAGAGGAGGGATCAGCTATTAAATTCTATGAGAGAACGTGCTAAATTAACATCTATTTGTATTGTAGAATCAATCATTGTTAATGATGAAGATGATCTCATGAATGCATTTCAACATTTTCTTAAAGAAGGATATGAGGGAGCTATTGTGAGAAATATGAATGGACTTTATGTGAATAAGCGTAGTTACGATCTTCTCAAGGTGAAGGAGTTTTCAGATGACGAGTTTATAGTCACAGGTGTTAAAGAAGGAAAAGGATCCATGGAAGGAAAGGCTATTTTCATTTGTAAGACAAAGGAGGGAAGTGAATTCTCTGCTAAGATGATTGGAAGTATGGAGGAGCTGCGTAAGTACGTAGATAGTCCATTTCTTGCTATAGGGAAAATGTTGACAGTCAAATATCAAGGACTTACGAATAAGAACAATGTTCCAAGATTTCCTGTTGCTGTAAGATTTAAAGAGGAGGAAGAATAATGGACAATTGGACAGTTGAAAAGAAAGATGAAATTGAACGAATTTTAATAGATAAATGGGCTTCTATTGGAATGGATATTCCTGATAATTACGAAGACATCGTACAAGATTGTTATGAAGATGTCTGTACAACTGCTGATCCTATAAATTGGAATGATAGTGATGTAATAATTGCTTTCCGTAGATGGATTGAACATAAAAATGAATAGGAGGACTAATGAGAAAATCAATAGAACAAAAAGAAGAAGATAAATTAGCAAGGGAAAAAGCTAAACAACTTAAAAAGGAAGCTGCTCAGATTGAATCTGAGAAGAATCAAAAACCAGTAAAATCTATAACTATTACAATTGAATGGAGAAAATCAAGAACATGGGGAGCCAATCCACATTGCGAGGCTGCTGTAAGTTTTCAAGATGGAACATTTGAGCACTCTCCTGCTTATACCTGTTCAGGTTGTGGATATGATAAAGAAAGTACTGTAATTGCAGATGTGTTTAACAATTATCTTAAATACAAATTGTATGATCCAAAATTAGTTAAGAAATCCGATCCTCCTTATGGTTTCCGTATTAAAGAAAATTGGAAATGTTATAATGGAGGTGTAAGTACTTCATGTTATTATGATATCAGTAGATTTATAGGAGGTAAATTTGAAAGTGTTGCTTCAGGTAAAACTTTTGATGTTTTTCAATATACAGATAAAGAATGAGAAAAGCTGATAAACATTACATATGGGGAAATGTGATTAACAATACAGATAAGAGTTGGAAGGTAAAAATTAAATCTAAGAAACCTTATTTTAAACGAGCTGTATATTTATCCAATACACATTGCTCTATTGTTGAAACACATATTAGTCTTTATACTGGATTTATGAAACAACGCTTTGAAATACCAGATTGGTTATGGGAACGTATAGAAAATGAGGCTATTGATAAATATAATAAAAAGATTCAAAAATGGGAAATGGAACAGCAATAAAAGTGGCACAAGCCTTTATAGAAGGAAAGAGAATGACACTTGGGAATTATCAATCAACAGGATGGAGTTTTCTTCTCTTTGGGCATGTGCTTGCAGAAAAATGTGAAGATGGATTTCATATTAAAGATTGCGGATATTGCACACCAACAACAGCAATAGCTCTTAATGCTCTTCCGGGAGTAAGACTAAGAAGACTTAAGGGAGAGTGGATATGGAATGAAAAATGTAAATGGGATGGTAAAAGTAAATTTATTGAGTATAAACATTAAACAATAATAAAAATAATATGGAAACGAAGACCTATAAAACAACTAAATCATTATTAATCAATGCAGAAATTCCAAAAGATACAAGGACATAAGTTGAAATAAATTTGGAAATATTATAAGTTATAGTTACCTTTGGAGTATGAAAAATGTAACTTTAACTTTCATTTTAGCTAGGACAGAGTCGAGCTTTAATGATATACATGAATTCGGTGTATATAAAATTTATCATATTGATAAACCTACAATTCCTTATATAGGAAGTGCTGCAGCTAATAGAAAATGGAGAAAGGGATTTAGAGAAAGGTGGAAAGGACATATTAAAGAACTTCGAGCCAACATCCATTATTCTAAATTTTTACAAAGAGTTGTAAATAAATATGGTATTGAAGGACTGAGATTTGAAATAATAGAAAAATGTCCTTCTGATATTTGTTTAGAAAGAGAACAGTATTGGTTAGATTTTTATAAACCTTTTGGGAGACATGGATATAATACTTGTAAAATTGCAGGTAGTTCCCTAGGATATAAGTATCCCGAAGATCAAATTAGAAATAGAAAGAAAATTTATCAATATGATCTAAAGGGAAACTTTATTAATGAGTTTAAAAGTTTAACCTATGCTGCTAAACAAACCAATAGTAGAATTAATGATATAAAACAATGTGCTAAAAGAAGAATAAATTATACCAATGGTTATATTTGGAGATATGAAAAAGAAAAGGTAGACTCTGTTTTTCATTTAAAGATTTTTAAGATAGCTTGTTATTTTAATGGAGAATTTCAATTTGCAGAATGTCCAAAAAAAGTACAAGAATTGACAAAATCTGATAGATCATTTATTTATAAGTCTATTAATAAAAATTTAATTAATACTCCTACTGGATGGTTATTTAGAAAATATGATTCTGAAAATTGTCCAAGTAAAATCATTAGTATAAAGAATTCGCAATATAAATATGAATTAATAGAAAATGAAATATCTATTATTTTTAATACCTTAATAGGATTAACTTCATATCTTAAAATTCAACGAAAACATTTTGAGAAACAAATGAAATCAACAAATGAAATAATATTTAATAATAAAACAATTAAAAAATTAGAAAAATGAAAGAAAAAACTTATTCATCTACAAAACAAATTTTAATTAATGCTACTTTACCAGAAAGTACTCGTACGTACAAATGCATTCCCCACCAACAGGTAATTGATTGCACTCTTGAGGCTCTTGATAAAGCTGGATTGGTATTAGCACATGAAACATATGCTGCTTCAAAGGAAGGACAAATTGCCACAGGTAAATACACAATAAAGAGTGTGGCTGATAATGAAATGCAGCTACAAATTGCTTGGCTCAACAGTTATAATAAAACCAAAAGACTTACCTATGGTATTGGGGCTCAGGTATTTATCTGCCAAAATGGAATGGTGAGTGCTGATATGGGATTCTTCAAGAAGAAACATCAAGGAGAGATTCAGGAATTTACACCTTTAGCAATTATAGAATATGTAAAGCAGGCAGAAGAAGTATTTAAAAGGCTTCAGAATGAGCGTGAAAAGATGAAGCAAGTACAATTGACCAGAAGGATAATTGCCGAGCTTCTGGGAAGGGCTGTAGTGGAAGAAGGCTTTATCACAACTACACAATTAAATATCGTTAAACATGAGCTAGATCATCCTACACATGATTATGGAGCACCTAACAGTATGTGGGAAGTATACAACTTCTGTAGCTTTGCCATGCGTGAACTTCACCCATCTCTTTGGATGAATTCTCATTTAAAAGCGCATTCCTTCTTCGTGAGTGAATCTGGTATAATTGTTCCTGCTTCTGTTCCTATATTTACTGAAACACAGCCTGCTAACCAAATGAATATCTATGACATCCCGGGAGTTGTAGAAGATCAAACCGCTGTAGTAGTGGAAACTATGGTAGAAACTGCTCCTGAAGATGTAGAAACTCTTCCTATGGCATCAATGGATTGTTTTAAGCCTACTACTACTGATGAGAATACTACGAAATATCAAGATTTGATGTAATGGATAGACCCGAATTTCATACAGAGGAAAGTCGTAATTATCCAAAATCAGTTTGGATTAATAGACCCACATATAGAGAATTAAAGAAGGATCTACCTGCTTTACTGGAGGAATATGAAATGGAAGAAGCT